TTGTCACCACTGCCAACGCCGTCCCCGCCAGTCTCCTGCTCCTAAACCAGTTCTTAAAGGCGCGTAAATCGCGCAAAGCCGGCAAGAAGTCCGCGAAGAAGTCCGCGAAGAGGTCCCGCCGCCCCAGCCGCCCCAGCCGCAAGTAAGCATTAGGTATTTAATTATTAAATACTGAAAAATATTAATCAAAATACATAAATATATAAATATATCGATAAATATCTTTATATATTTTAAATGAAAATTTCAGAGCAACCCGGTAGAGTTTTTGCTATATTATTATTTGGACCATATTTAATATATTGTGGTATTAAATATAAAAATTATTTATTATTATTTTTAGGAATTATATTCATTGTTTATGAATTGTTTTGGGTTATGTTTTTTGACCCAAAACATATTTATATTATTTATAAAAAAAAAAATATAAGATTAAAATAAATATTGATAAATTATTTAAATAAATTATCAATAACTAATATACAAATGAGCCTAAAAGAGGATATAAAAAAGTGGGTGGTTCTGGATAATCAACACAAAAAAGCAAACGAACAAGTAAAACAAATTAGGGATATGAAAAATGGATTAGGAAACTCAATTATGAGCAATTTAGCCTCAGATAATATAACAAATCCAGTAATTAAAATAAGTGATGGTAAGTTGCGATTTGTTGAAACACGCCAAGCAAATGTTATTGGTTATAAATTTTTATTAGAATGCTTTAATGAATATTTAGAGGATGATAATAAAGCGGCTGAACTTTTAGAATTTATAAAAGAGAAAAGAACATATACAAATGTCTCGTCTATTAAGAGGATTTATAATAAAGAATAAACTATATAAATAATATTAGCATATTATAATAATAAATGTTTAAATTATTAAGTGAATTAAACATAGATAAGAAAAACCATAAAGATTTGGCTATTCTGCCTGGTTTTAATATTGATGTACCCGAAACAATAAAAGAAAGTTCAAAAATCATAACCACCACTGTGTTAGGTGATAAGGTAATAGACGACAATATGTTTTCTAAGTTTTTTAATTCGGTTGATGAAACTAATAATAATTCGACAAGAAAGAAAAAATTACACTCTAATAAAAACAAGTCTAATAAATACAATAAATCTAACAAATCCAATAAAAATACAACCAAAAAATTTAAAAAGACAATTAAAGCGAATAAAAGCAAAAAAAATAAAAAATAAATTGCTTGATTTAAGCAGTAAAATTATCGCATACTACAATATGTTATTTATAACATACTTAAATATAATAATTTAATCAACTAAATAATACAGAATGACTAAATTATTAATTCCACTATTAATTTCACAGGTATATGCGTTGAGAATTAATTCATTAACAACCACTGTATCAGGCAGAGGTAGAGTTGCGATGATGAATACGCCCGATTTTGATAAACCGCTTCCAATATATAAAAAGATTTCGGAAGAAGAACTAACTGATAATGATATGGGTTGGGAACCATCGGTTGGTAGTTATTATGGTCGCCGTGTTCGCAGTGGAAGTAGTAAGGTTCAATATCCTCAATACCACGACTTCGGAAACAATAATGACGACAAACTACAAACTCGCTATGAAGGTCGTCGCAGAGACCCTCGCCGTAACAATATTGGTGGTGGTAATCCAATGAATTCTGGTAATCAGCCATCATCTTCATTTCGCAAGAATGATATTAATATTACTTTTGCTGATGTAGCAGGATGTGATGAAGCAAAATATGAACTTGAGGAAATTGTAGATTTTTTAAAGAACCCTGATAAATATAAGTCTGCTGGGGCAAAAGTACCAAAGGGAGTTCTATTAGAGGGACCACCTGGAACGGGTAAGACACTTCTAGCGAGGGCAGTAGCAGGCGAAGCAAATGTAACATTCATTCAAGTATCCGCTTCTGAATTTGTAGAAATGTATGTTGGTCTTGGAGCATCCCGTGTAAGAGATTTATTTACTATTGCGAGACAAAATACTCCGTGTGTGATTTTCATTGACGAAATTGATGCTGTTGGTAAAAAAAGGGGTGATGCAGGTGATGGAAGAGGTTCAAATGATGAAAGGGAACAAACACTTAATCAAATTTTAACAAGCATGGATGGATTTAAGCAAACCGAATCTATTATTGTATTGGCGGCAACAAACAGAGCCGATATATTAGACCCAGCTTTAACTCGATCTGGTAGGTTTGATAGGAAGGTGCGGGTGGGATTGCCCGATGTATCTGGTCGTCGTAAAATTTTAGACGTCCATTTAAAGCGTAAAAAGGTAATGCCTAATACCGATTTAGATGAAATCGCAATTCTAACATCTGGATTTTCAGGAGCGGATATTGAAAATATGGCGAATGAGGCGGTTATTTTAGCGCTTCGTGAGAATAATTCGGCGATTAATTCTACAAATTTAATTGACGCATACGAAAAGATTACGATTGGATTACCGATGACTTCAAAGCCGGCTGATAAAATGCAAGATGAACTGGTCGCATATCATGAATCAGGACACGCTATCTCTGCGATGCTATTCAGGGATTTTTTTGATGTTCGTAAAGTAACAATTCAAGCGAATACCAATGGTGCGGGTGGTTATACACTGATTACTCCCAAAGAGCATTATATCTCTTATCCCACCAAAAAATATATACTTGCTGATTTGATAGTGGCGATGGGTGGAAGAGCAGCAGAAATGGTTCTATATAATGTTATCAAACAAGATGAATTCTTTATTGGGAAATCTAATTATACAAGCGAGAAAATATTCAGTGGAGTCCGAGACTTAGATGTATCCACTGGAGCCAGCCGTGATTTAAAACACGCTGACGTGATTGCGAGAAATTTTATAGATGTTTTTGGATATTACAACGATGGTGATTCTGTAAATAGAATGCTTCCAACACCAGATAACTCACAGACGTCATTAAGCGAGAATAAAAAGTCGGAAATTGATGCGGCTGTAATTGATTTAATCAATTATGGACTGGATAGAGCGATTGATATTATCGAACATAATTTAGATACGTTTAATACATTAGCAAGTAATTTAATAGAGAAAAAATCAGTTGATATTAGGTATTTAGACACACTTAACGTGACGTATTTTTAAACTGATGGAACTTTAAGCCAACTATCAGTATTAAATGGAGAAATCAAAATATTACCTACTCTGTTTTTCCAATAATCTACTCGCTGATCAAATAATTTTTCTTTATTTGTTTTGGGGTAGATATTTTTTTCTTTCAATAAATTTGTTTCTAAATCACTTATTTTCGGTTTGTATCCATAACAATTGCTACCTAATTTGACGTGTGGGTTTGATACGTATCCCCCATTTACACCCGGTAATCCACACGAATGTTCATGTCCTTCTTTGTCCTGTAATTTGTTCCAGTTGCTTTCACTTGTGGGATATAGTCCCAACTGGTCTTTAGTCCATCCATAACTGCACCAACTCGCACCTTTTTTCTGTGCGTTTTTTAATTCATCATAACTGGCTAATTCACCATCAAACGCTTTGCATACGGCTTTAGCGTCGTGGTAGGTGAAGTTATTACCAGGAACGTGATAAACCTCTTTTGAATCTACTACCGCATTCGGTTGTGCCTGCCCCTGTTTTTTCTCCTGTCCCTGTTCTACAACAGTATCATTTTCATCTTCTACAGTAGTATCTGTATTGGATGTAATTTGAATTTCAGGAGTTTCACTGAATAAGTTTTTTATTTCGGTGACTACATTAATATTAAAAAAATAAGCCAACCCATTCATAAAAACTAACGAAATTAATACCGCCCATAAAATTGCTTCTATCAATACAAACCCACCTGAAGTTTCGGATGAATCACCTAATAATGAAAAAAGAACATAGTACATTAATATAATAAAAATTAACACGACTAAAACAAATGGATTAGAGCCGATATTATTTACATTATCATAGAAATCTCGTGTTATATTATTGAAAAAATTCATATTATTATATATAAATGAATATTATATAAAATAATAGTTAAATAAACTTTTATTTTATATTAAAATTTTTTACTTTGAAACTTTATTGTAAAAATAGCAATAGCCGCTATTAGTAATTATTTTTGCTGGATTGACCTCGGTTACATTAGTATCGTTGAAATGATACCATTTGTTATTTGCGTTTTTTACAAATGAAGTATAATGTCCGCCCGAACAACCACCAATGTGATTACACACCCCGAATAAGTCATATACGTATGTCTCTTTATCATAGCCAACAACATATTTACTTAAATCCAGATTTGTAAGTGGAGTAGTAACTACGGTGTTAATTTTGCGATTGTAGTTATTAAATCGTTTAAAAGATACGATAAGCACATCGGGAAAATTCCAGAAATTAAGAGACTTATTAACATTCTGTTTTTGTTTAGTTTTTTCATTATACCAAGCATTATCACCATCCAATTTCTCGGGATAGACATAGGAATCTAAACAATCATAGATGTTACACGACTGCATAGATTCGGGGATTGGTAAATCAATTAACGAAAATGGTTCTGGTTTGCACGATAAGAGTGTTTTATTGTCCTCTGAATACAATAATGAAACATTAATTCCGTAAAATAGGTTTAATAATTCGGAATAAGTTTCAGAATACATATTTTTAATCATCGAGAAGCATTGTTTCGCCAAATCATCTGTCTCGTTGCGTGATGTCCCTGATATATTCATCTCAACTTTTCTTTTTAGAGAATCATGAAAGCAATCAATTATAAATACCAGAAATTCAGGTAAGTCGTTTTGAGCGAAACCACTAAATAGTTCAATATTTTTACTTGCCGATAGTTTCTGAACGGTATTTACATATCTGTGTGGAGCAACAATACAATTTTGCGACCACATTAATTTTCTTAAATTATTCCATTCAATTAGCAGAACACTATCAGGTGTTTTATTTAAAGAATCAAAATCAATATTATCCAACATATTATTAAATTCATAACAATGAGACAAAGTTTGCATACACGAATTTAAATAGCAAGTATTACCCAGATTGGCTAAACCAGTTAAGCCCTTATCCTTATATTTTGTTAAATCAAGCGACATATCCATATCTACATTAGTTATATGGTATGTATTTAAACATATTTATAAAATATATATAATATAGATAATTATATCCAATATGCAAAATAATTCGGATTATCAGCAATATGTAAATACAGTTAATGGTTTTATTACAGTCCTTAATAATAACGCCGCATATTTGAACCATACCAATCAGGTTATTGCACATATGTTTAATTGTATGGACTATGCCTATAACGAGCACTCTAATGAGAGTTCTTATATGAGAACCAGCAATAATAGACGCCGCAGACTAAATATGCCCGAGAGACCAGCATCACCATTACCCGAAATTCCAATTGTTGAACCGACAACTGTGGTAGTTGAACCACCACAAGCACCAGTTAATGATATTTATAGAGATATGTCTATTGCTAATTTAACTGCTGCTATCGATCGTCATATTACACGGACGAAATATTCTGAAGTTGAAAATCCCGTGGAAACCTTTTGTGCTATTACACAAGAAGAATTTGAACCAGATGATATTGTGGGTGTATTTAATAACTGTAAGCATATTTTTAAATATGAAGCTCTAATTAGTTGGCTGGTTAGAGAGCAAACCTGCCCATGTTGCCGTGCAAACATTTTAGCAAACACAAATTTAATAAGCTATAAAGATGATGAAACAGGTGAGCAGTTAATTTTGACTCTAACACAATTCAGTAGGTATTTGATTAGAGACCTATTTGGTGGTAATCTAAATGTCGAAGAGGATTTAAATATGCTTGCTCGGTAATCACATTAATAAATAATAATTTATACATATTAAATTATTATTTTCAATTATATATTCACTTAAATAATAACGACCCAAATGGAGAGAAATAAGGTAAAATTTTAGGTTTTTTATGTAATACAGAAATAACCTTCTTGGAGACGAATTTTTTATCAACTACAACTTCAAATGTGTATCGGCGAAACCAATCCAGTTCCATGAAATAATTACCGTTGAAACCACTTTTCTCTCCCCACGAATTTTCAACCTGAAACCCATTGGTTTTGCCTTCGCCAAGATTATAACCTCTTATCACTACAGCGTGGTTAGGAGCAGACTGTCTGTAATTTAAAGAATCACATTTATCCATTATATTATTGAAACCAAATATATCTTTGTAGTTGAAAGCATTCGCATCAAGAATGCCGTGTTTCGTCGATAAAAACTTTTCAGTATCCATACCAGTCCATACTGCTTCTGATGCGTCTATTGATTTTTTTACCGCATCAATCATTATATCAATTGGGACATTAATATAATTCTGACCCTTCCCTTCGTTTGTGTTAAACGCCATCTCTACATTATACAATTGATAATAAGGCGTAGTTTTACAAGGAGCGTTGATTAAACATACCTTATCGGCAGCATTATAAGGAACGTGTTTTTTATAAAATTCTAATGGCGTAATATCTTCAATTGTTTTATATGCTTTCTTTTTCTTATCTTTCTTGTAATATTCCCAGGTAATTTTTTTTGGCGGCTCTCCTAAAAATATGACTAAAATCTTATAACACTGTGATAATAATTCATTTTTTAATTTTGATAAATCCTTTGTTTTGGATGTTTTAATTTTATGTGCGGCAGTTCTTAAAAAGTCATTATAAAACCGTTTCAACTCCTCACTATTTTTACTATGATGATTATCGTCCATATTTGATTTTGGAACTATACCATATTTTTCAATTAGATTAACAAACATATTCCACTGTCCTCCGTCATTTGTTAAATTATCTAACATATAGATAACTTTCAAGTCATCTAAACTTTTGTTTTTATTGTCTATTATAAAATTTAAATAATAATTAGCTTTCTCTAATTTATCATAAAAAAATAAATAGTTCTGACTGAATTCAAAATTAGCCAACTTATATTTTTCCGACATAGGTATTCGCATCACATTTAAAAAGGCGAATAACCAACACCTACCACTATTATGCTGATTAGTGACTTCAGTATCGGATTTAATATAATTCTTGTAAGTATGCTTTTTATTTTGTAAATAGTCAGACTTAATTATCAAATTTTCAAAATTTCCTTTTGTATTTACATTCTTAAAAACTTTATTACTGCGTGTCTTGTTAAATTTTTTTGAAAATTTCTTCAAGTTTTTTGAAGTTAAATTTCTGTATGACATATTATATTAAGGAGAGAAATTTATTTTTTGTATAAAAAAAATATTAATTAATACGACCTACACCAATTGATATTTTTTTACTTTAAATCTTTTAGATATTTATCAAATAGCAGTGCCTTCACTTCTTTGCATCGTAGTTCTTCATGTTTCTTAACATATTTTTCGGGGTCAGGCCATTTCTCCTTTAATTTGATAATTTCCTCTTCCCATAAAATAACCTTCTTATCGGTATTATACTCTTTGATATTAAATTGTTTATCCTTAAATTCTTGAATGTTTTCCAGTTCAAGAGCATATAATTGTAATAGTGGTTTCATAATTTGATTTGTAATATAATGTCCGTAATCTAATTTCAATTCGTTGTCCTTGATAAACTCTGGTGTCTCAATTTTTTCACCCTGTAGTGCTTTCTTGTTGGGATTCTTGATATAAGCATAATTCATTCTGTCTCCAGCACCAGGTTTGTTGCCTTGCTCTCTTACACCAATCCTATCGGCTAATACCTTGTGTGCGATTTGCTTGGGGTTCTTGTAATAACCACGAAGTGCTTTTGTAACCAATAATTTTTCAAGTGGATACTTTTCATCAATCATGTTTTGAACCGATTCCTTGACGAATTTAATTGATTTTGGTAGGCTTTTATCTTTCATTAATATCCCAACAACGCCACCATAAATATCCTTTACGATAGGGGCATTATCACGACGCTTTAAAACATTACCCATCGATTTTAATTTACAATATTCTGGATCATTCTCATATAACATTCCATCATATCTTTTCTTGGATAATAGATTGAAAGGCCAGAATGTTTTCTCATACTCTAAATCGTGGGGCTTTTTTAGAAACTTGGTTGCTAATTCGCCTGCTTGCTTTGCTAATTCAATAGTATAAATCAACGCCTGCTTATTGATAATACGCTTGCCTTCTGGTGTCTTTAAATTAAATTTGAAGAACACCGAGTCAGTATCGCCATAAACACACTCGGCTTTTGTAACCACTTTAACGCCATCGCTCAAAGTAATTTCAACATTATTATAACAGCCTTCAATTACATCTTTGCCGTAAAACAGCAATTTTCTACCAATTGCCGTGCAAGAAGCAGCAACGTCTTTTTCATAGAACGCACTTGTCTTTGCTCCACACTGTCCATATAGAGAATTCGCCGTGACTTTAATGCTTAACTGTCTCTTATCGTAAATGTTTTGCTTGAACGGGTCTTCTTCTTTCCCCATCAACTTTTTGGTTGCCTTACGAGCACTTAATAAATCCTCTAAAATTGCGGGCATTATTGCTTTTCCCTTCGGAAATTGTGCGAAACGGCAGATTTTGTAGCCGACAACGGTCTTCTTCTCCGCTGCCTTGGGTGTCTTCCGTAAATATTCATATGTATCATATTTTACATCCACATATGTATAATTCGGTAAATTGTCGTATATGAAGTTTTCATCGGCATCTTTTTCGCCAGTAGAATGAATTAGATTGTCGCTTAAATCATATTCTTTGCTCCAGACTTTGCTATCGTGTGATAAATTTTCACTAATCATAGATGATGGGTATAGAGAACTATAATCAACACAGGCAACTGGGTCTTCCAGATACAATCCTGTTTTAGGTTGGAATACGTGTGCTCCTTCATATCCGCCATCATTAAGATTTTTTTCAACGATAGGCATAAGTGTGTTCTTTTCTCCACACTTTTTTGAAACATAACTCTGTAGTTTAATTCCCTGACCTCGCTGAAGTAGGAAATTAAGTGGAACATCACATAAATTAGACATCTCCACCTTATCTGTAATAATATCAACCTTGATTAAAAGCCAAATAACATTATCACAATCACCAAGACAATATTTACCGACTGTAAATCTATCAATATCGGATTTATTCGCAAGCTCAAAGATTTCCTGAACTGATACATCATCCTTGGCTAAACCCCAATTGATTTTATACTTCTTCAAATCTAATTCTTCAGCAGAATCAATAAGGAAACTCGCAGTATCCAGATTGATGTCTAAAATTTCAAATTTCTGTCCCTTCTTATAATTATTAGTGCTATGACTTACCTCGTCAAACTTAACATAACAACCAACTGTTAATCCTGTTAAATTCTTGCTGTAAATGCGAGTTTGATTATTTTCCTTATCAACATCAATCTTTTTTACTGAATCGCTGATGAAATATGAAGATACATAGTCTAACTTATTAGAACTTAATGTGTATTCACGCCTGAAAACCACACACATATCAACGATAATCCTACCAGGCATATTGATGAAACTTAAATTGTATTCTCCACTCGCTAATACAATTTTGTTTTTGGCGATTTCCATTTCGCCAGTGCGCCAATCTTTAGACATACATACTTCATCAATGTTCTTTGATAATTTTAGGAAATCTTCGGTACAACCGATTTCTTTTGACCGCTTAAACATGAAATCAAAATCAAAACCGTTAATGTTATAACCAGTCACGATATGTGGGTTTTCCAGCGTCATAATCTTGGTGAATTCCAATAATACACCCTTCTCTGTTGTTTTTTCAATAATTTTTACATTATTTTCAAGAACCCAGCTTTTGTATTTCTCAGGCACTTCACAGCCGCCCTTAACAATGATATATCTGGTATGTGGTTTCTTTTCGCTGTAATTTAGAAAGGTCATACCGATAAAGGTCACCATATCACCTTCTAACTCTGGGTAAAACTTGGTAAGTGCCTTGTTTAATTCAAATAGTTTGGTATCGTGTTCGCATTTATCATCCTGAATAATTTGTAGGATGTTTGCTGTCTTGTTATATTTCTTTACTTTCTTGTGTCTTTTGTGAAACGCAGCAGCATCATCAGCCCCGTCATTCTCTTTCTTATCGTCCTCATCATTATCGGATTCCGAATCAGATTCGTCATTCTCCTTGATATAATCTTTCCTTGACTGGTCTTTCGCAGGAATATATAGCATGAAATTGCTGAATATATTATCCAGTTGCTCCTTTGAAATATTTTTGAGTTTGGGATATACAGTAGCGATATCGGGACAACGCTCATATCCGTATCCAGCATTAATATGCTTTTTGAAACAAGTAACATCAAATTTGGTCTTATCCTCCATTTCGTTATAATATTCTAAAATATTCGTAGCAAGTTTTTTGTAATCCTTAATCGGTACAGGAAAATCGCCGTGGCTGCTGCTTGCCTCAATATCAAAACTACAAATGCTATATTTGACGATATCATCTTTATCAGCCTTCTTCAAATGTTTGTAGCTGATAATATATTCGTAAGCGCAATGTGTAGTTTTTTGCCTCATTTTAGTAATCTTGTCGCTTTGTATTTGAATCCAGCCACTCGGGCTAATTTCTTGAATGTGAAATAATTTAAGCAGTGGCGGAATGTTGGCTTCGTATAAATAACACTTCGTCTCTTCATACAAATATCCGTCTGGTATCAATTCACGCTTGAATACACCATCCACCGTAGAATCAATATAGAACATCTTCTTTGCCCTGTTGTATGCTCCTGTATTGGTAAATGAAATTTTGATAAATGTGTGTAATTTGTTGTCGTCAAAACCATACAACTTGTGCCGTTTAACCAGTTTAGATGCGACAATAGAGTCTTCATAGTATCCACCTAACTTGTTCTTGATATGAGCAATAAATTCAGCACGGTCTGATTCACCCCAGTCATCGCCCACTTTGATATAATAGAATGGGTTGAAATCCTCTACTATAAGTGAAACTGTTTCTCCTGCGATGTTGATTCCAAACATTTGAATGATAAATTTCTTATTGTCTTTGAATTTGTCATATCCATTTTTACCCAGATTTTCTGCTTTGCTAAAACCATCATAAACGTTGAAATCATACAACTTGTATGACTTCGTTTTAATAGTCGGCTTGGCTTTCATTTTAGTATATATATAGTTTTGTCTATATATTTTGAAACAAATATATTATCAATTTTATTTATAATAATAATATTTTTGTTTATAAAATTTAATTACCGATATTTACCAGAATTATTTGAACGCTTCCACATAGGGTTTGTGAATGGAGTTTTATAATTTGTAATCGTTGCTAGATCCACTTTACAATTCTCTACCGCAGATATTCTATTACCTTGATTTCGCCCCCGTGACCTTACTACATTAGCAAAATTAGTTGATTTACTTATACCGTTTACATTTCTCGTATTATCTACTGCTTGTTTTACAGATATATGTTTCTGCGAATTTAATTTATCTTCAACTCTTTCGGTATATGTTTTACATTCATCTTCTATTTGATATTGATTTACAAATCCCCTACCCACGATAAAATTATCGTCGTATGGTAATACTGATAATAATGCTGGTATATTATTCATTCCTACTAATCCCTGTATATGTTTTCTTGATAAATTGCTTCCGTTTTTAGCGGGAATAAAAGTAGTATTTGTAACCGATGAAACGGCAGCAGGTAAGAGGACAATTGCCCGAGATAATGAATCTATATTAGGATTATTAGTAATTTCTATATTATTGTATGGATACTGAAATTCTTCCGGCGTTCTCTCGTCATATGGGTCGTGGTATATGAAGACACAATCTACATTTGTAAAATCACTACCAGGCAACGCAGTAAATTCGGTTGTTAAAATTATTTTATGAAAATTTAATACCAAATTATCACCGTATTGCGGGAGAGTATTGAAAGATAAGTCTTTTATGTCTAACCCATAATCATAGTTTATTGTTAAAAATATATCATTATAAAATGTTTTGTCGTAATTATATCTGTAATCATAATTAATTTGATTATTTGAAATAGGAGTATTGATTAATGCGGCATCACCTAAACCCGAATCAATTGAAAAGTTATTGAACCGTAATTTATTATTCACAGTATTGTAAGATACATCGGCTCTATCGGTTATATAAAAATTGTTATTGCTTGATTGATAACTAATATCTAATCCGCCCCCCTTTTTCCCGACACCCATATCAAATTGATTGCTACTAATTTCATTATTTAATAGTCCAAGAGAATTAAAACGACTGTTATATATATTATAACTGAAATCATCAGTATAACCATGATAATAATCTAATAAATTTTGTTGTACATCAATTTTTACACTTGATTCTTGTATATTATTATATAAAATACTATCATAATTGTAATCGTAATTTTCGTTTAATAAATATTTTCTGTTCCTGATTTCAGTTTCAATATTAGATGAATTTACGTGTTTACTGAAATATATTTTTTTTACATTTCCTACTTTTTTACTTGAAGTGGTTATTGTTATTGTAGTATCTGTTTCCATCTCCAGTTTCATCTTTGTAAATAAATCCCGCTGTGTTATACCTGTAATAGAATTACCCAATGATAAATACACTTTGTTGTCGCTAAACTCGTCTGCGTTGAATGAATAGAAATCATTATCGTGGTCTAATACGCGGGCATTCAAATATGTGAAATCACTCGTTAAATATATTTTTCCATATAAGTCTGGTTTATTATCATACTCTTTATTTACTACGAAATTGATACATATATCACTATATCCAGGAACAATATTTCCGCTTGCTTGAGAATCGGGATATATTAAGTCTAATTTGATTCTTGAAATATTATCAAACTTGTTATGTAATAGAATATTATCATTCTGGTAGATTAAATTTGTATTTAATGGTAAAGATAGAACAAGTGATACATCTTGCGGTGCCATATTATTTAAATCTTGATAATGAAACAATTGCGTAAAATCCGTCTCATCATAATTTACCATAGTATTTGATGCGAAATTATTCACTACCGTAACCAACTTAGGATTTACAATAACTTTGTTTTTGTCTGGTGAAGTTATAGGGTCGTTTTGTATGGCAAATGATATATCTACAAAATCTGTTAATTTGAATTTATAATAATCACTATTAACAAATGGTTTATAAATATTGAAATAGCAATTTAATCTATTGAATTTTTTATATGTATTGTCTGTGGTTTCTACAACATTATTATTGGTATTATCAATATTTAACGAGACATCCAGTAAATTAATTTGTTTTAAATTGATTTCCCCGACGCCGTTATTATTGGGAGGGTTAAACAAATGTTGATTGTTATTAACCACCTTATTGGTTACATTATATTTTGTAAATATAATACGGGGCTTTGTAAAATCGTTGTCTTTATTTATGAATTTGATATTATGGGCTAAATTTTGCTGCGTTAGTAATGTAATTGCTCGTTCATTGGTGTCATTAATCTTGGTTGATAAAATAACCCTGTTTTTAAATTTATCACTTGATAGATTTGCTTCATTAAATACCGGGCCCCCGGATTTGAATTCATAACGAAATTTCGTATTATCTGTCGTAATCACGTTATCCGGTATCCAAGTTTTTATATTTACTTTTGTTCCTATAAATTCAAGAGCGTCATTGTAATTAGATGATATGATAATAAAATGAGTTCTACTTGCGTCTACTATATCTGAATATACCATTATTTATTATAGATTATATATTGTCTATAATAAATATTTCTATATTTTATTTAATTGCTTAATGTAATGGGTCAGTATTATCAAAATACCACTGGGACGATAAATAATATGGTTTTGCCTTCTGTAAACTAGTATCCTCGTTTATGGTAAGATCAGGTCCATCCGATGTAATTTTATATATTTCAAATGTGCCGATTGCGTAATTATAATATTTCAGGTTGGAAAGATTACCGCCAAAGCCACCATTTAAATTTACATAAAGGTTATCATAATTTTGCTTTACAATATTGCTTAACTTATGTCTTTTTGTTAAAGTTCCATTAACATAGATATCAACAATATTTTGACCGGTTACTCTAATTACTACATTTACCCATTTTTTGATAGGAATAGCATCTACATATATATCATCGTAATACTTGTATGGGTTGTTTATGTCCTCGTTGTCGTGGAAAACATTCAGTCTAACCATCATTCCTAATACGGGGTATTTCTCTAATAAATCATCAGCAACATTTTTCTTACCTGTATATAAATATACACCTGGAGCGTTATTAGGACCATATACCCCGTCTAACTTACCATCCGATTTAGATGACGAACCTTTGTGGAATACGTGCTTAAAGTCTTTGCTATCGTTGTAAGTTAAATCATTTACATACATCCAGAATGAGTAAGTGAATTCAACGCCGTCATGTTCGTCTTTACTTCTGAAAATTGGAACTGAATTTTTATCAGCATAGGTTTGTGGTATAGTCATAGACTGTGTCGCATCTTTCATACCTTTTATGATGTATGGGCTTTCGGAGGGCATCATACTATACATAATTAGTCTGCTAAAGAAATAAAACAGGGAGATGAATATTATTATCACCAATAATAAAAATGTTGCCTTTGCGATTAATGTATTAGTGTTTAAAAACTCACCACTAGACGCAAGAAATCTCTCTGTACCATATGGTGTAGATGCTACAATTCTTTTTTTTACATCACCAAATAAATTTGTGACTCTATTCATTATTATAATTATATTAATATTATATTATAATAAATTTTAGAAACAATAGCCATTATTGTCCCCCATAATCTCTCTAAACCCTGTTGGATTTTTAACAATTTTTTAATAATAATTTCAAAAAATTGTTTTCATAATGATTAGATAGTGAAGGAACCACGCTCTGTGTCATGCTCCAGGAAACTAACCTTTAACCCGTATTTATTATACATAGTTTTCGCCAGAGAAGCACTAATACCCGCTTTATAGATATTGTTTGCATCCTGTGGGTTAATGGCGTGGGGCTGGTATCTAATTCTTGTAATGTAACCCTCAAACCCAACGTTAGAACCTCCTAAATTACCAAGGTAGATATTTTTCTGTGCGTTATTCTCATACTTGTTTTTGTAAATACCGTGTAGAATGAATGAGTTCCTTAATTTACCGTCTAAATAAACATCCATAGTTTTTGTATCTACCGATATTGTAATATTATTCCATTTTTGAATAGGAATATTTTTGATTAAATATCTTGTGAATGTAGTTTTGTTCTCAACACTGTCCGAATATGTTTCAATATCAATCAATAAATTGTTTTCAAATTTATCTAAACTAATAGCCAGATTTTTATACGGTGTTGCTGGGTCACTTAACGCCTCTACCGATGAACTAATACCAACTAATTTATCTTTTAAGTCGGATGGTGTAATCGAATTGGGCGATGTGGATACATAAAGGATATTCTTCTCGTTAGAAATTTCGTTGCCCCAATTATCAACGAAGAACCAAGCACTTATCATAAGATTAGATGTATTGTTTTCGTTGAAATCTTTATTGGCTATAATATTTTTATTAACCGCCATTAGCGAACCTGTTAGAGTTGATGCCGAGTCGCTGTTTGCGGGAACCTTGGCGTCACACATAATATCATAAATTATATCAGTAACAAATAAAAATCTGGTACTTAGATATACAATTAATAATACTAATGTAGTTATTATGATGATATTGGACACTTTCATTATTTAATATAAAGTAATATTTTATTATTTTATTTGTTGTATTATTTACTAAAACCTTTATTTGTGATAATCAAATAATTTATTAGTTGTGAATAAATTATTTACATTATGGATTTCATTCTTTATTTATTGTTAAATCATGAACAAATTCTATGTTGCTCGCTGGTCTTGGTGTATCGTAATAGTATATATCTTTAATGCTTCCGTGTATTCCATTATCTTCTCCAATAGTAATTTTATCCTCTCCAAAATATGGAGGCACATTCTTTTTTGAACCTACTAATTTACCATCTATAAATACATCAATGATGTTATCCTGATAGTTAATGGTTATAAACATCCACTTTTGGTATTTGATATTTTTTGTTTTATATATTGTATCTAATTGACTACCTTCACCCGTTTGACTTTTAGACTTTATTACTAAATTTCTATTCACACCATCATATAATACTACTGGTTTATTACCATAATTGAATAATTCAGTTTCTTTATTGTATGCTAAACTTGTATTTTGAGGTTGAGGATTTAAATATAGATAAAAACTTACGCTGTATGCGTAATTATATTTGAATTTATCTTTACCAAAATACCCTGCAGTTGCTTTAATGTTATATTCGTGTCCCTGTCCTTCACCAAACAAAGCATATGAACTGGATTCTTTTGATATTTTAGCCAGATTGGATTTATAATCTTTGCTTAATTCTTGATATTTGCCGATTACGCGCTTCTCATCTAAATAATATGGACCTTTGCCGCCCAATAAGTCGTGTTTATTCATACTGGTTAAAAAGTTGAATAATAATGGTAGTCCCATAAAAGATAATACCAACATCAATAATATTATTAATAGTGTGAAGGTGCTTCCTGGAGTAGCCTTGATATCTTTATTTAATTCATCAACCATTAATACCAACATACAGGGTAAAAATAATACCAGATTCTTAATCAAACATAAGATACGATTAAATATATTCTCGCCGTCACTACACTTATCAAACGAAACTGGATTAAACTTCATAAACTTCATTAAAAGTGATGCTATTGAAACCAGTATTGAAATACCAAGAACTATTTTGGTTATTGTATATAAGCCTTCGCCTTGGTGATATTTGTACCATATGAATACCATAAGTAATACAAGAGCTACTATACTACCTATCAGGAAACCCGAAAATTTCAACAAATTTATAATTGGGATGGTAATAGTTTTTTTGAAATTCTCACTATCAAATTTATCATCTTTTGTTACAATCTTTCTATTTGCATAATAATCATGCGGAACCGAGTCAAATGCTTTTGAACCATTACCATTTTCACTGAATCCATTCCTATAAACGAAAAAGTAAAAAATACTTAATAGAATTCCACTAATAGATAATACAAGTATTTGCATATTTTTACTTGAGACATTTGTTAAATTGATTAACATAATTAACACGACAAAAAAGAAGATTAATAAACTACCCAGATAACTTTTATAATTTGCGGAATTTATTATTCCATTCAATAAATGGAAGAACTTTTTTGATATATATTGAATTAAATCTTGTATTCGTGTAAATAAATTACTTGAGTCTTTTTTATCGCTCATAATTATACTATTGATATATTATATAATTCCTATTAGTATAATTATAAATTTTCCATTGCGGTCTTCTTGCCGTGGCAGTCTCTACATAATGCCTCTAAATTTTCAACATTATTTGAACCGCCATACTCTAATTTCTCCACATGATCTACTTCAAACCAAGCAGGTAGTTTTATGTTGCAATGCTTACATTGCCAATTTTGAGAAGACGCTACATATTTCTTTTTTGTTTCACTTACAGAGCGTTTTGTTGTTTTTGAATTATTCAATATTTTTTTTTGTTGTCCTGTTAGATTACTATACTGGCTTTGATTATGATTCTGGTTAGTAGGTACATAATTTGTATTTACAGAATCACTCAACGCTTTACCTGTAAAATCTATTATTGGTGCTAACATAGATGTAGTTTGACGGTCTATTGGTAAAAACTTAATAAAACCATTTGCGTTTTCAAAAAATTCCCGTCTATTTTGTGGACAGCGCTTCAAGTATATATATACACATAACCCCACAAATCCAATGATAGCCATTTTATAATACTTGCTATACGATTTAAGTATCGCTAAAATTTTACCATCATAATATATATTTGAGGCAAAAATTGATACAATAATTACTATAAACAATTCCAATTTCATAAGTTATATAATTATGATATAATAATTATATCAAATTTGTATTTATTATTTGTTAATCACGTATAAGAATATTATACATATTATTAAAACTACCATTATTGACCCGAAAATGTATTTGTGTTTGTTTTTAAGGTCTTCTTTTATTTTTAAATCTTTAGGTTTATAACCTTCATAAAAGGCATTCATCGCTTCGGCGTAGTCCATCTCTGGCTTACCAATAAAAACATTCACTTTATTATGGATAAACCAAACCCATTTAAGCATACTCTCTCTGCACGATAAATATGCCTGTGGAGGATAACTATCTATAAAGCGCGAAAAAGTATTACCCATATTTTCATTCGGTAAAAATAGTGGGAAATTCATCAATAAATCATAGTATTTGCGCTTCGTAACTTCATTTGGTTTCAGCGGATAAGTTATCGCAATTGTATATAAAAAATTCCAATATAACGGTCCCCAAACTTTTTCGTCTAAATGTGTCGCCATAATTAAGTTAGAATTATATTTTTTACTGTTATATCTTACTAAATTTATATTATTATTTTAACGATTTAATAATCAATATTAAAAAAATTGAACACATTAAAGATACTATACTATACTAATATCACATAACTCAATAATATAATGCTCCACATGTTAAAGTCGCTTTTTCCTATTCCTCAAGAGACATCAACCATTCCAACTGTGCGAATGAGTGTTGATGAAGAAGCACCCCAAACCGAAGTTATCATCACGGAGGAGTATGATATTTCAGCCGACCAACCAAGTGTTGATATATCAATTGCCGATATCACACCCGTTGAAGTCCAACCGAATACAGAGAGTTGCTGTGTATTTTACCAAATTCCAGTAAGGACGACTGGATGGTGTGGTCTCCCCGTTGAAGAGCGTCCTGATTTCACAACAGTATGGAACAGCGCCGAGGCATACTCAGCACTCATCCCTACATACTTCTTCTTTCTTGCGATAATCTTCACTTGTTCTTACTATCTCGCCGACGAAGAAACCCGTTGTGCGGTAGAATGGATGCGTCCGCCTGATAAAGATACTCGGGATACGCTGGCGACTACTCTTGGTATTTCTACACTCGTGGTTGTATGTTGCACATACCCACTTGGATTGCTTGTTTGGTATGGTGGTGTAAGTGTTGCTTTTACTCGCAAGGTCACGCACGTCGTATTCATTTCATTTCTACCCGCTATTGCGATATATACCAATCAACAAAATGAAGGTCTGGCTCGTGATATGTTTATTGCGATGGTGTGGCAATCATTAAGTAGCACGCTATTAGGAGCGATTATCTTCTCAAAGGTAGTGCGTAAGTATGTCCCGGTCCTTCGTGTAGCATTCTCCTGTATCGACCGCCCCGAAGATAGACCGTTCTCACTTACTTGGCTCAATCTTCAGATGGTTGGGATGACAATTGTTGAAATCCCTATGGTCCAATGGATGCTATCAAATAATAAGGGTCTTCTCATCTGGATTCCATTTCTATCGGTTGCTTTAGGTGATGGGTTGGCTGAACCAGTCGGTCGCCTGTGGGGAAAACACAAATACACTGTGCGTGCGTTATTCACGACCAAGAAATACACACGTTCTTTTGAGGGTTCGGCTTGCGTATTCTTCTGGACTACGGTGGCTGTTGCGATTGGAACGCCAGAGATGAATGCTATCCAAGGGTTTCTGTGTTTCCTTACTATCCCGATTGCTAATACAGTAATGGAAGCGGTATCTCCCCATTCGTTTGATAATCACTTTATGTGGGCTATTACTTGGTTTCTTCTGTGGATTATCTTTGATGTAATTCAATATGACTTTATGTAACAGATTATATAAAGATACGAATTACTTGTATATTTTATTAAAAATATCATATATTTTTTTTATATTTTTTGAAAATGTTAAAATGAATAGAGAGATTTGATACAAACAGTTATTATCTCTCTTAAAATAGAACATATTGAAAAATTATTTATTTACTATATATATAATGGAAGACGATTCACATGATTGGAACGCCCAACATGAACTGATATTAAGACAGTGGGGCGAGACTTGTGCTTGCTATAGATTCATGCACAATCGTGCGTATTTACTCTATAAGGATTTGAATATGCGTTTCAGTTTGCCCGTAATCGTTCTCTCAACTATTACGGGAACTGCTAATTTCGCACAATCCACCTTACCCGAAGGTTGGAAGGCTTTTGCTCCTTCTGCGATAGGTTGTTTGAACCTTGTTGCGGGACTTATCGCCACAGTTATGCAATTCTTAAAAGTAAATGAACTTATGGAAAATCACAGGGCTGCGTCTTTAGCACACAGTTTATTATCCAGAAATATTCGTTTAATGTTAGCAATTCCCTATTCCGAGCGAAAAACTGGCGGTTTGAAGTTCGTAGAAGAATCTAAGACCGAATATGATAGATTACTGGAACAGTCTCCAGCAATTCCTAAAAAAATTATGTTAAACTTCGAGCAAATATACCCAACAGATAATCTATTTACGAGACCAGACTTCAGCGTGCGCCCAATCCCACTATTGGAACTACCAAAGACAATAGAACATTTAGAAGCCATAACCAGAGACACTCCTCTTGCTCGTGTAGGTAGATTCTTTGCTGGTACAAAATCGCCCGATTCAAAATCTCCAACAAGTAGTATATCTAAAAATGGAAAAACATTAGATGAAGAGATACGGCTTGAGATACAGAACGAAATTGATGAAGTGAGCGAGAGAATGAGTGATACTGATGTTACTGATAAGTTAAACAAAATTGTCTCTGGTAAAAAATTAATTAAAGATAGATTAAGCAAAGGTTCCCGTAAAGGAAACCAGAGAAGACAGAAAGAAACCTTAAGTATAGTAGCAAATGAAGACAGCGAAGAAGAGATGGATAATAATAATGTTAGTGAAGAAGAACTCAATAGTAATAGTGAAGATGATGATGAAGATGATGTATGGAATCAAGATGTAGATATTGAGTTAGGAATAATGAAGAAACCATAAATGCGGTATTACTACTGTATAAATATCATTTATATTTTACAAAATATAAATGATATATTTTTATTCTATTAAAAAAAAATTGAGTTTAAAATATAAAATACTAACCTATTAACATAATCGGATTATAACAACAAAATATTAGCATTATGATTAAGATTTACACAAAGATAAATTCAACAATGCAGAATTTCGGACCGGTTAAAAATTCCGAAATAATGAAAATTTTCTGCGATGAAATTAGTTTTACTAACTTGACTGATAAGTTTGATACTCAAGAAGAATACACACATTTAAAAATTACACATATTTATAACCGTCTAGGCGATGAAACCTATCAACGGACTATTATTTCTTTTGACGGCAAACCAGTATTGGAAAAGGTATTTTATGGTTTTAGTTTCAGCCATACTAATAAGATGTTTCATCTGTTAGACAAATATATTATGGAACGCTGCGTTGAATTCGTTAAATTCCCTGATGGCAAGGAAAGCGATTGTGATGGCGAACAGACTTGCGGTGATTGGATGTAGTATAGATATAATAATGTTGATTTCTTTTTTTTACAAAATATAAATGATATATTTTTAGAATTAATATTAATATTGGAGAGATGCTTAATTTTGAAAAGCATATAAAAACAAAAATACAAATATATTAGTTAAAAATAATGAATACTAATAAGAAGTCAGTCTTTTGCAACAATTGTTCAAAACTTGGGCACTTGTTCCATCAGTGTAAAATACCAATCACCTCCGTTGGTGTAATCGCCATTAGAAGAAATAAAAATATCACCGAAACACTATTAATTAGACGCAAAGACAGTTTGTCGTTCGTAGATTTTATGAGAGGCAAATATAATATTGATGATAAGCAATATTTAATCAATCTATTTGATAAAATGACTGTAAGCGAGAGAGATTTCATTTTAAATAACGATTTTGATGTCCTATGGAACTATTTATGGGGTGAGAATATCACCAGTCAATACAAAAATGAAGAGAAAAGTTCAAAATATAAATTTAAACAACTGTTAGGCGGAATTAAATCCAATAATGATACATATAATTTAGAAGATATAATCAATCTAACCACACAAAAATATATAGAGCCTGAATGGGGATTTCCAAAGGGCAGGAGGAATTATCAGGAGAGAGATTTACCCTGTGGTTTAAGAGAATTTGAGGAAGAAACAGGGTATGATAAATCGCAGGTAATACAAATCAGCAACATCTTACCCCTTGAAGAAATTTTCACAGGGTCTAACTATAAATCATACAAGCATAAATATTATATCGGGCTTATAAATAATACTGACCCACCACTTAAAGAGTTTCAAGTATCTGAAATTAGTAAATTAGAATGGGTGGATATAAATGAAGCTGAAAAATACATCAGAGATTATAGTATTGAAAAGAAAAAAGTATTAATTGAATTAAATAAATTATTAAAAACATATAAACTATATATTTAATATATAATGAAAACTACTCGGAAAATTAAAACAGTAGGAAATAATAAAACACGTTCTACACAACTATACAAACACATTAATGATATACATAATTTAAATTTAGTCGGTGGGACAAAAGCACCAACCGAAGATGAAGAGCCCGTAATAGAGGATGACCCAATTGAAGAAACAACAGATGAAGAACCGTCTGACGACGAAGAATCTGATGAAGAAGAAGAATCTGATGAAGAAGAATCTAATGAAGAAGAATCAGAAGAATCTGACGACGAAGATGAAGATGAAGTTGAAATTAAAGACGACAAAGTCGAACCAGATGAAGACGCTGTAAAAGGTAAAAATAACCCCGTATTACATAATTTATTTAAAACTAATATCAACAATTACAACTTTGATAAGAGCATTCTGGAAGAAAATAAAAATGATTTACACAGTAAAAAAGACGCTCAATATTTTTTAAACGCCGTTGAAATACTGAATAGTAAAATGATTGACGATACTGCTAATAAAGATATTGACGCAGATGATAAAAAATATAAAATGGATTATTTATACCCACAATTAGATGATAAATACTTGAATTTGAAAATTAGCCAGAAGAAAGAATTTAACGAATATAAACAGAATGTAAATATCAACAAAGATATTGGAGAAGAAGGCGAGAAATTATGTAATCAAAATTTTGAACTGGCACCACACCAAAATTTCATCAAAAACTTCTTATCTGAAAATACACCGTATAATGGTATGTTATTATATCACGGTTTAGGAACTGGTAAAACATGTTCAGCAATCGGTATAGCAGAAGAAACCAGAAGATATATGAAATACAACGGAACTGATAAGGAAATATTAATTGTTGCGTCTCCCAACGTTCAAATCAATTTTAGATTACAATTGTTCGATGAAACCAAACTGAAATATGTTAATGAACGCTGGACTATTAACAATTGTGCCGGTCAAAATATACTGGACGAGATTAATGCTTTACAGTCCAAAATTTCAAGAGAGAAAGTAGTAAGATTAGTTGAAAACATCATCAACACCTACTATATCTTTGTTGGTTATATTGAACTGGCTAATTTGATTAATAAACACTCCAACATTAATAATATAGTTAAGGATAATCCAAAAATCACCAAAAAGAAACAAAACCAATTAATTAAAAATAAGTTGGAGAAATTCTTCAGTAATAGGTTGGTTATTATAGACGAAATACATAATGTAAGAGATTCCAAAGAGACTTCTAATAAGTTAGTAGCAAAACAAATAGATAATTTGGTAAAAAATGTATCCAATATGAAATTGGTGCTATTATCAGCAACACCGATGTTTAATGATTATAAAGAGATTATTTTCCTTATCAATCTATTAAATTCAAACGACAATCGTAGCGTTATAGATGTTAAAGACGTATTCAATAATGATGGCGAATTTATTGTAGATGAAGACGGTAATGAAGTAGGTAAGGAACTATTACAGAGAAAGTTGAATGGGTATGTAAGTTATATTAAGGGTGATAATCCATTTATCTTCCCTTACAGAATATTACCACAAGTATTTGATAATAATAACAGCATTAAACACCCTGATTTCAATTATCCTGTAAATAATGTATTAGGTAATAGGTTTGAAGAGCCAACCAAAATATCTTATTTTGATATTTATGTATCAAAATTAAGTGAATACCAAGAAAAGGTGTATAATTACATCGTAAATAAAACCGATTTTAACGAGGGCAGCGATTCGTATAAATACACATTATTATTGAAACCATTAGAAGCACTGAATATGGTTTATCCAATGAAAGAATTAGAAACCGCACCAATAGAAAGTGTAAAATCTTTGAAACTTGATGTAAAAAAATTAGTAGGTAAGAGTGCCTTATCTAATATTATGTCGTATGAAGAGGATGCTAAGCAGGGATACAGATTTAATTATAAATTTAAGGATGAATCCACACCTAATGTATTTTTAAGAGAGAACTTGGTAAATTATAGTTCAAAAATCAGCAATATTATAGATTCTATTGAGAACTCAACTGGTCCAGTAATTATATATTCGCAATTTATAGACGGTGGATTAATACCAGTCGCATTAGCATTAGAAGCATATGGATTTAAAAGATATGGTGGTGGAGCACGCTCGTTATTTGGAACGCCGCCAGTAGAAGAATTAGATGTTATGTCCTATAAACCAAAATCGCAGGCATTACAAGAGAATAAAAAATTCAGGGGTGCGAAATACATTATGATTACGGGCGATAAAATATTATCACCCAACAAAGAAGTTGAGTTGAAATCTTGTAATGATTCCAATAATGTTTATGGTGAAAATATCAAAGTGATATTGATATCGAGTGCTGGTAGTGAGGGATTAGATTTCAAATATATCCGTCAAATTCATATTTTAGAGCCGTGGTACAATATCAATAGGATAGAGCAAATTATCGGTAGAGGTGTAAGAACCTGCAGTCATAAAGATTTACCACTTACAGAGAGAAACGTTCAAATATTTATGTATGCCTCATTACTATCTAATCCCACCATAGAAACAATTGATTTATTGATATATAGAAAGGCAGAGGAAAAGGCAAAATTAATCGGTAATGTTACGAGAATATTGAAAGAAGTCAGCGTAGATTGTCACCTTAATTATGATTTAAATTTATTCAACGAAAACAAGATGAGTGAAATGGCAAATAACGAGTTGGAATTAACTCTCTCTAACAATAAGACAGTTAAATATAAAGTTGGCGATAAACCTTTTACTGCGTTATGTGATTATATGGCATCGTGCGAATATTATTGTAACCCAAGCAAAGAAGATTATACTATGAAGGAAGGAGAAGAGGATAATCTAAAAACATATAATGATAGTTATTTACAGACAACCAACAGCAAAATTATAAAAATCATTCAAGAATTATTCAAAGAAAATTATTTCTACAGAAAGGAAGAATTAATTGGCGTTATAAATATGCGTGATGATTTTTCTTTATTGGCGATTAATAATGCTCTAGACGAATTAATCAATAATGAATTACAAAGCATAACCGATAAATATAACAGGCAGGGCAGACTAATAAATATTGATAACTTATATATTTATCAACCATTAGAGTTAGATAATGAACAGACATCAATATACAATAGAAGCACGCCAGTAAATAGTATGATTGATTCAATTACATATGAAGTAGGTGAACCAGTTATTAATGATGATGAGGAGGATATTAAAATAAACGGTCCAGCTAAAACTGATGAAACCGTAAAAGCAAACATAGCGTCTGGTGAAAAAGTAGTAGAGGGTTTAGCTCACCATCAAACCAATATTATGAGTGGAGAGAAACAATATGTTCAAAATTTAGAAAATAGCAAATATAATTTCCTTGCTTATGTGATATGGTTTAATAATATTAAATACGCAGAAGAAAATTATTTAAAATTTGATTTAGAATTATTACCAAAGATTATTTTACACATTTTAATTGATAATTTAGATAAAGAATCATATCTCAACCTGATTAGTTATATATACAATACTTCAGGTGAAGACAAGGCACTCTTTTCAGAGATTAAGGGGTATTTAGAGCAAAGTATCGTTGAGGCTAAGCATAATAATTCTACACTTAGATGCGTAGTTATACCCAGCAAAGGCGATATTAATGATATTTATACCATATACATGTTGAAGGAAAACGCAGAGGGCAAAATAAGTTTAATTAAAGGACAACAAACTGATTACACACGATTGGGTCCAAATATCAAATCAAAATATACACTCCCAGATGCGAAATATCGTCCAAGTGCTTACGCTTTTATTGATGTTCCTGAAAAAAAGTCAGAATTCTACCAATTTAAAATTATTTACTTCAAAAAGAGTAATGAAAAATTTACAAAAGGTAAGGTATGCACTTATTTTAGCACAATGATAGATAGATATGATTCTTTTATACATAATTTTTTAACAAAAGAAGAGTATGATAAATTGACGGGCGAACATAAACTGGGTAAATATATGTGTACAATTGCCGAAATGTATTTTAGGCAATTTGATTTGAAGAAGGAAAAAGATTTCACGAATTGGTTTCTATCAACAAATCATGCGGTAATCAACAATATAACAAAATCTTCTTAAAAATACCATTGAAAAATATTAATAATTATAATTAATAATATTTTGAATAAATTAAAATTGATTTAATGGAACACTTATTTATATATTAATATTATAATAATAGTGATGAGCTCGGATCAAATTTACACAAAGGTATTACTAACTGAAAAAATATATGTTAATTTCTCAAAACTAAATTCGGAAATTTTCAATCATTTAGAGACTGTAATTAGACACAAGGTAGAGGGGATATGTATTGACGAGGGATTTGTTAAGCCTAACTCTGTAAAATTAGTATCTCATTCGTCTGGCGAATTATCAGCCGATTTTGTTCTATTTGATATTGTATATGAATGTCTTGTCGCAAACACGGTTGAGTCTATGGAACTTGATTGTCTTGTAAAATCTATTACCAAGGTCGGTATTCGGGCGGAGATTGACGATGAAATTAGTCCTTTTGTAATATTTATTGCGAGGGACCATCATTTTGAAAGTGCTCCATATTCTGACGTGAATGAGGGAGATATTGTTAGAATCAAGGTATTAGGACAAAGATATGAATTAAATAACAAGTTTATTTCTGTAATTGCCGAATTCTTACATATCAATAATTACGAAACATCTAAAGCAGGTTTAGCCGATGTATCGGGTGACGGTGATGAGGAATAAATTATAACCCTTACCTAAAACTATTTCATTTGTTTTTTTTTGTTCTTAAAATGTTTAATATAATGATATTAAAAGATATTATTATATAATGTAGATGGACGTTGAAAACAATACAATTATTACACAGGATGTGATTGAAACACCTCCCTCGGTGGATTATGATGACCTGGAAAAAATCAGGAAAATCATCGAGGGACTTGATAAATCTCGCCATATAGACATCGCCAAAATTTTCAAAAAGAACCATATTAAACTCACGGAGAACAACAACGGTATTTTTATTAATCTTAATAATATTCCAGCAGTTATTATTGATGAAATCAAGCAATATATTAACTTTATCAAGACCCAAGAAACACTTATCAATATTGATGAATCAAAGAAGGAGAATATTGAAAATGATTTTTTCAAAGATAAGCCTACCGAGACAACAGAAAACGAAGAATGAAATTGTATGTCTCAAAAATAAACAAAAACATTAAATATTTTACACCATTATGTATATAATATTTAAAAAACAATATTAAAGACAACACCATAGTATATATGATAATATTTAGACAATGTACCATTTAAATATTAACTGTGATAACGAAGCGTCTGTCTCGGTTTTAAATAAATACATGTTAAACAACGTAAAACCCACCGCAGACATCACAGTTAATAAACCAATCTATAACGACAATAAGCCAATCAATACCGATATTAAACCATTCAATAATGATAAGAAGTTTCCCAAAAAACTAACTACCGACAGCAACGCCCCACAAAGCAGCGTTTTCCCCGATTATAATAAGGGAAAATCAAAGCATCGGGA